AATGATAACAATAAAAAGAGAGATGGATTACGATTCATTCGAGGATTTAATAGTAACCGCATTAGAGGGTGGTAGCAACTATTGGTATACACTTGACCTTGACAATTCAATAGGGTTTATAAAGAAGTATGCAGATGACCCCAGACCTATGACAATTAGAATAGCAGAGGCTTTGTACAACAACAAGGACTCAGCAGTAATTGTGTTGGACACTGAGGACGAGGAAGAGGTGCTAGGCATACTTACATACGATTCAGTAAGGAAAGCTTTAGGTAACTTTCCTAGCGACCATCAGTGGGCATTGGATAATGTACTCAATGGGGACTACGATGCTAATGACGCTGACGTGGTGTTCCAAGTATTAGTAATGGATGATGTAGTATTTGGATAGCAAAATGATAATTACACTAAAACACTACGGAGTTACGCACTCCACAAAAACACCTAATGATGATTTAAATACTCACGAAGTATTGGAGATTTGTAAAAACATTATGATGTGTGCAGGATTTACAGAGCAATCTGTAGAGAATGCAATTTTAGAAGCAGCAGACGAAATACAATTTAATATAGACCGTAAACAAATGTCAGTAAACAAAAATTAATATGATAACACCAGAAAACATAGTAGATGCCAAGCTAGGCGGTGCATCTAAAGAAGAGATTCAAGCGTTGCAGCAGAACATTGGGAAACCAAGCAGCAAAGAGAGAATAATAGAGGTAACACGAATGTTAGAGGAGTTACTTCTATCCAAGAACAAAGCATATGGGAACTCAGCACTGAGTCCTATCAATGTATTCAGCAATCGCAATGCGGTTGACTCATTGTGTGCGAGGATAGATGACAAGCTAAGTAGGATTAAGAACAGAGGGTTGGATGACAATACCGAGGACACATTATTTGATTTAGCAGGGTACTTAATACTTTTAATTATAGCAAGAGATGAGCGGCATTAAACGATTATTAGATGAGGTGCATAGTGCAGACTACTATGTATACTATGATGATTCAGACTATTGGTATAACGAGTGGGTGAACATAGAGAGAGTAAGAGGTAATAAAAATAGAGTAGTAATATATGAAAAAACAAGTATTTAATCATTACGTTGACGTGATAGCTAACACATTTGATATGAAAAGAAAAGCTATTTTTACTAAGTCAAAGTTAAGAGGTATAGTAGATGCAAGGCATATGTTATACTACGTGTGCAATGAGAAAGAGATTGAGGTGTCTTACATCATCAGCTATATGGCTGAGAATGGGTATAAGATAACTCGACAATCTATTGTGCATGGCATATCTAAGATGCAAGAGAAAATAAAATTAAACGATAACCTTAAACAATTAGCAGAATCAATATGTACACAATAAACGAAGTGTTCGAGCAGGCGTTAAACGATGGCTATGCTGCGACCTTAAATGGTGATGGGTATGAGTCCAGAAGTATCTATGGCATTAAGATAATTAGAGACATAGAAACAAGAGAGATTACACTACTCAATACAATGAAGGGAGGTGACTACTATATGCCAATCACTAAAGACGAAGTAAATATATTTTTAGAGAGAGGGTGGAGAATTGGTGTATATGTAGTAACTTTGTCGAATTATCGGATAAAGCTAGAGCAGGTCGAGAAGAAGATTAGGGATGAGGTGAATGGGAAGTCAAGCGATAAGACAATACAAGAATTAAAAGATAAGAGAACGTCTCTCTTAAATAGTTATACAGAATTAAATAATAAATTAAATGGAAAACAAACAATCGGTTTATGAGACACTGGCATCAGTAGATGTCAAGAGTAAGGTAGTGAAGAAAGGTAATATGGATTACCTATCTTGGAGTAATGCATGGCATATGCTTAAAGAGAATTATCCTAATGCACAACGTAATGTATACGAAGACCCTGCTACTGGATGGAATTATTTCTCTGATGGCAAGTCAGCGTGGGTTAAGGTTGGAGTTGTGGTTGATGGCGTAGAGCATATCGACTATCTGCCAGTAATGGACTTCAGAAACAAATCTGTCAATGTAGACACGGTTACGTCTATGGACGTTAACAAGACCATACAGAGGTCAACGACTAAGGCTATTGCAATGCACGGTCTTGGACTATCTCTATGGAAAGGTGAAGACATCCCAGAGATGACCGTAGAGGTTAAGGAGGTGAAGCTAGTGCCGTTAAAGGTTGACGATTCTAATTGGGCTAAGGTTAAGGCTTATGTGGTAGCTAACAAAGAGATTGGCATCCTAAAGATTACGGAGAACTTATCTGCTAAGTATATAATACCCGCAGCAACTAAAACTGAGCTACAGAAGCTATTGAAATGATGCAAGATATAATTGAAAAGTTAAGAGATGACGCACAATACTATGGAGCGTTTGGTAAGCAGTACTTATCTAACTCAGACATAGGTGCGTTGCTTGGCAATCCAAAGGAATTTGGTGTGAGTCAGCCAGACAATGCCAACTTCGCTAAAGGCAGATACTTCCATCAAGCTATACTAGAGCCTAATAAGGCTGCTGAGACTCTTCATATTGATTGTAGTACACGTACTACTAAGATGTATAAAGAGTATTGTGAGGAGCATAGCTTAGAGTTTGCGTTACTGACTAAGGAGATTGAGGAGTTAGACGTTCTTGTGAGGACAATGATGTCAAACTATCATTTCTTTGAGGACATCAGAAACGATGGTAACGAGTACGAAGTGCCAGCTATTGGCGAGATTCATGGTATGAAGTGGAAAGGTAAGGCTGATATAGTTCACCCTGATATGTTAATAGACATCAAGACTACTGGCAACATCAAGGACTTTAAGTACTCAGCACGCAAGTATAACTACGATAGTCAGTGTTACATATACCAACAACTATTTGGTAAGCCATTGGTGTTCTATGTGATTGACAAGACCACAGGTATGCTAGGTATATACAGACCAACTGAAGAGTTCATCAAAAGAGGTGAGGATAAGGTAATCCAAGCTATCGAGGTGTACAAGAAATTCTTCTCCGAAAGTAAGGAGGAGGACATAAATAATTATTATATTAACGAAGAATTAAATTAAATTAAACAATGGAACAAACAGAAAAAGTATTCGCAGACGGATTTATTTTCAAGCGAAAAGAGAACGCACCTGAATTTGTAGTAGGGTCAATGTCAATCAAAGTTGATGAAGCTATGGCTTTTTTAGCTCAAAATGAGACCAAGGGATGGGTCAATCTCGATGTAAAACTCAGTAAAGGAGGAAAATATTATGTCGAATTAGACACTTGGAAACCAAGTGTCGAAAAAGTTATTGAAAAAGTTTCTGAAAAGCCAGCGGAGGACTTACCGTTCTAAAAACCAATTAAGATGCAGATTATGAGGGAGTTGTGCTACACACTCCCTCTTTTTTGCTATGTTGAAATTACAAAAAAATGCTATATTTTACTACTACTACTTTTAGTGTATTTTATATTTTCTTTCTTTACGTCATAGGAAAAATAATCAACATTCCGTCAGGAACGTTGGTGTCACTCATTCTAATTAACATTAAATCGTCAAAACATGTCAAACATCGTCACAATATTTAAAAACATAAAAGAAACTGAAGCACCCTTCCATAAGGATGTGCTTTTAATCCTTGATAGGATAAAGAATGGTTCAAGTGCTGAACTTGTTAAGAGCATACGTACAGAGAAAGATAAATCAAAGCGTAATGACCTTAAGAAAATGCTACCTGCTATATGTTTTAGCGGTACATTCAACAAAAGAAATGATGCAGCTATTCTAAAGCATAGTGGCATAATATGTCTAGACTTCGATAACTATGAGAAGACTAAAGATATGCAAGAAGATAAAGATAAATTATCTAAGGATAAATATGTTTACTCTGTCTTTGTATCTCCATCAGGTAAGGGTCTTAAGGTATTGGTTAAGATACCTGCGGATGTAGATAACCACATAGATTACTTCAATGCATTGGAGGATTACTATAGCTCTCCATACTTCGATAAGACCTGCAAGAATGTTAGTCGTGTATGTTATGAGTCATATGACCGATTAATACACATCAACGAGGGCTCAATTTTGTGGGATAAAAAGAAAGATAAGGAGTACGTTGAGGTCAATGTATCATCTTCATATAAAAGTCTTCCTATAACTGACGAGAGTAAGATTATAGATATTCTAATGAAGTGGTGGGAGAAAAAGTACCCAATGAGTGAGGGTCAGCGTAATCAAAATGCATACATACTTGCTATGGCGTTAAATGAATATGGTATAGCTAAGTCTACTGCATCTTACATATTGAATCAATACTCTAACGATAGCTTTAATTTATCTGAGATATCTTCCACGATAGAGTCAGCGTATAGGAATACAGATAAGTTTAATACCAAGTACTACGAGGATGAGGAGAAGTTGAACTACGTCAAGCTAAAGCTACGTGGTGGTGCAACTAAGAAAGAAATACTTGAGGAGATTAATTACGGAGATAACATTATTGATATGAAGGATTTAGAGTCTGTCATTAAGAAGATAGATTCTGATAACGCAATAGATAAGTTCTGGACTAAGAATGATAAGGGTGTAATTAAAGTTGTGCCAATACTATTTAAGCAGTTCCTTGAGAAGAATGGATTCAATAAGTACTGCCCAGAGGGTAGTAAGAACTATGTGTTCGTTAAGATTAAAGATAACCTTATTGACCATACATCTGATAAAGAGATAAAAGACTTTGTGTTGGAGTATCTATTACAATTAGAGGATATGTCTATCTACAATCACTTTGCTGAGAAGGTTGGTCTATTCAGAGAAGAGTTCCTTACATTGTTAATGACTGTAGACATTCACTTCATAAGTGATACAAAGGATACTTCATATCTATACTACCAGAATTGTGCAGTTAAGGTTACGACCAAGGGCATAGAGACTATAGACTACCTTGAGCTTGATGGGTATGTTTGGAAAGACCACGTGATAGATAGGAACTTTAAGATGTGTAGAGTTACAAATTGTGACTACAAGACATTCATCTCTAGGATATCAGACAATCATCAGGATAGGATAGATGCAATTGAGTCTACTATAGGGTTTATGATGCATGGTCATAAGAACTTGTCGTACACTCCTGCGGTAATTCTTTACGACTCTAAGATATCAGATAACCCAGAGGGAGGGACTGGTAAAGGGATATTCATGAATGCATTGGCAAGGATGAAGAAGTTAGTTGTGATAGATGGCAAGGCTTTTAATTTTGAGAAATCATTCCCATACCAAACTGTTTCTGTAGATACACAGATACTGTGTTTTGATGACGTTAAAAAGAACTTTGACTTCGAGAGGTTGTTTAGTGTAATCACTGAGGGATTAACGCTTGAGAAGAAGAATAAGGATGCGATTAAGATACCATATAGCAAGTCACCAAAGATTGCAATAACAAGTAACTATGCCATCAATGGTTCGGGTAATTCATTCGCTAGACGTAAGTGGGAGATTGAGTTTCATAATCACTATAGCAAGAGCTACACGCCATACGATGAGTTCAAGAAGCATCTGTTTGATGATTGGGACATTGATGAGTGGTGTCAGTTTGATAGCTATATGGTTGAGTGCTTGAGTAGTTATATGCGTACAGGTCTTATAACAAGTAAGTTCTTCAGTTCTGACATAAGAGGATTGATGCAGGATACAAGTATTGATTTCGTTGATTGGTGTGGTGTTATATCTGGTGAAGAAAATTCATTAATAATATATGACCATAGGATAAACTTAAATGCGTTGTACCATGACTACATTGAGAATCATCCTGGCACTAACAATAATAATAAGGTTAGCCGTAATTTATTTTACAAATGGATGCAGAGATTCGCCAAGTATATCACAGGTAAAGAACATAAGACAGACAGAGATGTGTACGGTAAGTTTATGACAATAGATACAAGTAAATGAAAATAACACTTACTGATAGAGAGTTTAAGTTTATAGAGATGCTTGCAAGAGGTAGGCATTTTTTAAAGGATATAGTGATGCCTGATAGAAAGCTAATAGATTGGAATAATACTCAATCAGAAGCAGATTTATTAGGCGTTATGGGTGAGTATGCAGTGTCAAAATACTTAAGTATACCAATGGATACTGAAGTAAATCTACAAGGGGATGGTGGTGAGGTAGATTTATGGTTAGGTGATTGGTCTATACAAGTAAAGTCTACTAAATACGATAACGGTAGATTAGTTTTCAATTCAAAAGATGAGATGAAAGCATTGATAGATGTACTAACGATATGTAATATTCAAAAACAAACAGTAAATATAGTTGGATACATAAGCAATAAAGATTTGCAGCAAAAGATGTATGAGAAAGACCTTGGTTTTGGGGTCAGATACTGTATAGACCAGACTGATTTAAAAGACATATCTTGGCTAGTTTTTTATTACTTAGAATGGAAGAAAACAAAATGAACGGTCTCATACAAGTAACAGCTACCAAGGGTAGGAAGACAATATCAGATGAAGTATATGGGAATCTATCAGAAGTAGATACGCTTAAGGGTAGGCTTATGAATAGGAATAAGATAATACACTCTGAGAGGTCTGCTTGGAAATTAGATAACATAAAAATGAATAAAGAGATAAAAGAAATAAAACCATATAGTACAGAGCCTGCCCGATTCAAGTTCCGGGACTATCAATTGGATATAATTGATAGAGCGTGTGAGATTATTAATCACAATAGATTTGTGTATCTCGCTATGGAGGTTAGAACTGGCAAGACACTAACGAGTCTTGGAATCGCAAATAAGCTCAATTGCAGCTCCGTGTTGTTCCTAACTAAGAAGAAGGCTATATCATCTATAGAAAAAGATTTTAAAGCCCTTAAAGCGTCTTATAATCTGTTGGTGATAAATTACGAGAGCATACATAAGATACCAGATATTAAATGGGATTTGATTGTATGCGATGAGGCTCATAGTATGGGTGCGTTTCCTAAGCCAAGTAAAAGAGCGAAGCAGGTTAGGGACTTGATATATAAGCGTAACCCTTGTGTTATATTTTTATCAGGTACTCCAACGCCAGAATCGTTTAGTCAGATGTACCATCAGGTGTATGGTCTGTACAACAATCCATTCTTTTCATACAAAAACTTTTACAGGTTCAGTGATGACTATGTGAATGTGGTAGAGAAGAAGATTAATGGCATGAACATAAAGAACTACTCTGATGGACAACAAACTATTATTGATGCAATGAAGCCTTTTACGATTAGCTACTCGCAAAAAGAAGCAGGGTTCAAGGTGAACACTGTGGAGCACAGGCTTTACGTTAAGATGGCTGACGTTACGTACAACATAGCAGCCAAG